TCGCTCCAAGTCTTCAAGCGTGTCAGTGGCTCGTACCACAACCTCTGTAAGATTACAGAACTGATACGGCCTAAGTATGATTTCGCTGCATGGATTAGTTCCGAACTCGTGGTTAGGATCACGCCTACCATACTTAGCAGCTTGGTTCTGACTAGCTTTCCTATTGAATACACCTCGTTCTCCTGACTTGCTTTCAACTAATGCCAGCCACTCACGCATGAATGTTTCTGAATCTGGCTTCTCTGTATAACAAACACTATTGTTTGCCAATGCTCTGTGTGATGCTGTATCCCACCATTGTCCTGACTTAGCATGACGCATCCTGTCATCACTGAGGTTAGACAAACTAATCATAGCTGACCTACGTACACCGCCCACTACAACTACCTCACCAATCTTGCACATAAGATCATGGCACTCAATGCTACTTAGCTTACGTCCTTGTGCATTCTTAAAGATAGTAATAGCAAAGTTAAACAGATCGACTAAAGGTGCAGGGCCACTAGCTCTACCACCAAAGGTCTTTAGTCTTGCACCTGCAGGACGTATGCGAGATACATCCCATTGGGGTATCTCACCAGCCCACAGGAGAGCAAGCACTTGTCTGAACGCCTTAGCCCAACCCTCTTTACTATCTTTCACAACGACAGTAGTCTCACTGTAGAACAACTCAGGGACTTCAGGGAGTTTACTAATGAACTGTCTCTCCACACTGAACCCAACACCAGTACCACACAACAAGATGAACATAGCCTCATCGAAGGACTTAGGGTCATCTACGGCTAGGTAACTACAGTTGTAGCCAGCAGTGTTGTCACGCTCTAAGGCAGGGCCAGCGGTCATCATGGCTCTCATACTAGGCATGACCTCTAGATTAAGTATGGCAAACATAATATCATCTTTAGTATGTTCATCAACATTATTACCGACTACATTTTCCATGTAACGGTCTACTGTTTCAGCCCATGACTCTCTACGTTTCTCTGTGTCTAACCACCTAGCATAACGTGACTTGTGTATAAATCCTTGGTAGTCTGTTGGTATATAATTATGATCCATATGTTTACTCCGATATTGTTTTAATTGATTTAATGTCTATACCATCTATGTCGTAGAGGTATTCATGTAATGATTGTTCTATCTCACTTCCGATTTGCCCATCAGCAGGTGTGGGGTACTCGTCTTCATCCACCTCAAGGGATATGTATAGTCTAACCTGCATCTTCTTCTTCAATCAATTGATTAAGATACCACTGTGCTTTCTGTAAATCCTCAATACCATTCTTGTAACGATACCGCCAGAGGTATTTCATTATGTTACCCTGTAGGTAATAGCAGAAACCATCCTGTCCTGTAGCTGCACGAATAGCATCAATGCATTCTATGCCAGCAAAGTTGTAGTGATCAGGTGAGTTTACATTGTCAGACAGCGTAGTGTCTCCAATAGTAATTGACTCTCCGTTTAATGTTATTGTACTATCCATCATGTGTTCTCCTTACTTAAAGTTTACATTTATTACGTTACCATCAATGCTCTCAAGTCTACGCTTGGGAGCTTTTTCTTTATCTTCTAACACACCTTTGGCATGTTTGTAAAGAGCCTCTCTAACACTATCGTCTTGTTCCATAGCAGGTATAGCAGCCAGTAACATATGAGTTAGTTGCATAAGATTAACATAGTCTTCGTCACTTAGTGTGTTCTCATCTGTAGTACAACTACCTACTTGTAGTTCTCCTGTCCATGCACCGTCCTCGTCTACAAAAGGACTGATACGTATTATGTAATCATTAGGGCTAAAGTCTAAGAATATTTTATCATCTGACATACTAATTCCTCTTCACTTTCTTCAAGGGGAACGGCACTAAATCAGGGTGCATGTCCTTACCTTTCTCATACAACCAATCTTCAGGTATGATCCTGTCATGGTACATAAACTTATTTTTATCACACCACTGACCATAGGATGTCTTAGCACCCTTACTCAGCTTACGCCTACTACTTTCAAACACAAACCTAATGTCTAGCTTTGGATGCTGTAGTTTTATAAACGCATGTTTACGTCTGTCATCTGCTGTAAACCTGCCTTTAGTTTCAACTATGATACCATTAGGTAGTACAAAGTCAGGGGTATAGATGCGGTACATGAGGTCTTCCCATTCTATCTTGAGTTCCTCGTACTTAACCTTGATACCTTTCTCAATCAAGAAGTCTTTGTTCTTTATCTCAAGACCACTTCTATACCCATGCCTCAATGCATTAGCAAACTGCCTACCATACATGCCATTCTCCTTTATGTAACATAGCTCACAGTAGGTAGCGTCTTTGCCTTAGATACTTTAGATGGTAACTCTTTTAAAGTTTCGTAACAGGTAAACCTAAAGTCACAGAACTTGCAGTTACTATTTAGTATCTTGTTACCTGATGCTACACCCCTAAAGGTTTCAGGTACAGGCTCAAAGCACCTCTTAAATTCGTTAGCGTTAACAGTATCAACTGTCTTCTCTAACTTAGCAATCTCTTCATCCATGTCAATGCCAGTAGCAGCAACATACTTAATGTTACCGTTAGCCTTATTGACTACCCACCAGCCACCAGCTTTCTTACCTGATGCCTTAGCGTAGCCAGCAAGCTGACCTACATATCCAAAGGGATCACTAGCACGTAGTGTCTCAAAGGATTCAAACTTATTCCTGTATGACCAATCGCTTGCAGACTTAACGTCATCTACTGCACCATTCATCACAAGGTCATATGACCCATTGATCTTAGCATTACTAAGTTCTAAGGTCACAGTCTCTGACTCTTCGTATTCTACACCTGCCTCATCAAGGATACCCTTGAAAGCAGCTTCAACTATATCTCCCATTAACATGTTCATTACAAAGGTTGTCGGTTTGGGCAATGCTTTCTCTGGCATATTCTTTTGAAACCAAAGCTGACAAGTAGGCTTACCTATGTTAGACATACGTAAACGAAACTCGTCACGCTTGTTGCCCCCACCGAACTGACGTTGCATAGCATCTGTTACATCAGTACCAACCTTAGCGATTGTTTCTTTGGACATAGTAGATGTCCCTGATGTAGCATTCTCTAGATACTGATTAATCGCCAGTTCAGCAGGATGGTTCATTAGACGAAATCCTCTGCAGATATATCCACAAACTCTTCCACCGTATTCATGTCTACCTCTTCATTCTTGTGCATGTTTTCATCCCATGCATTAAGAATGTAGGTATTGTAGTTCTCAATCCACGCTATGAAATTAGCAAAGTTTTCCTGTGCATCATTGTCCATGTCTAACGTATTGTTAAGATCAAGACTAGCAGTAGGAATGTAGAAGCTGCTACCATTAGGTAGTGGTACTTCTTTGGACTCAAGCTCAATGTAATGCTGCGGCGGTAGCCTACGCATCTTGTTGTACTTGGAGAACATGTCACCCATGATCTTGAATGCATCACGATTGTCAATCTCCCATATAAATGCGGTAGTGTCCACGTCCACAGGACTACCGCCTTCATCTGTAGGATTGACCATCTCTACAGTACCAAACAAAGCACGTACTCGTTTGATAGATTTGATTAGGTCTTTCATTGAGTCAGGCAATGCAGCCCAATCTTTGATGTACCCTGCAGGTTTACCACAGTTGAACCCACCGTTATTGTCTTTCATGTCACTGTTAAGATCATTAGCCATGACAGTTTTGACAAACCTGTTAGGTGTATTGTCGTTACCCTTGATGAACTTCTTGTACATGAACCGTTGCAAGAACGGACGAACAGATACCTTATCTGCATAGTAGGTAGGCCCATCAGGTATCTCTAGCTTGTAGCTACCACCAGCCACAACCTCTACGTTCTTCATCTTACCAGCAATCTCTTGCTGACCCATCAGTGGGGTATGTTGGATACGCAGTCGTGCTAGTGTACTAGCCTTGCTGCTTTCCTTGGGTTGGTCTGCACCCATACCCATTGCTACAGCCATAGTTGCGAAGTTGTTAGTGTCGATTGTTGTTACGTTACTCATAAGTAAGTCTCCTTTTTCATTTAAACAGACGGTAGTTATATCATGCTACGTCTTTTGTGTCAAGCCAATTCGGGCCTATCTTTGCTTCTAATAACAGTGGAATATTGAAATCAATACCCCACCGTTTATTGATGATCTCAATCAGCTTACAGTTAGCTGCTGATATTACTTGTAATACTTTGTCCTTCTCTTGTGGATGCACATCTATTACAATTGAATCATGCACCGTGTTGACTACGCAACTGCGTAGCTTGTTTGCTGTTAGTAACTTGTCTATGTATATCAGAGATATAGGTACTATGTCAGCGGTTGCGAACGATTGTACAGGATAATTTTTTATCTGTGTGAAAAATGTCACACCTCCATACCTACGCCTAGTAACATCTGGGAATGAGAACTCACGACCAGATGGTGTTGTGATCTTGCTAGTGTTGAGTGCCTCTTTAGCTAAGGACTCGTGCCACTTGGCAATACCATGATACTTCTTGGTGAACTGTTGATAGTATGCAGCTTCTGCTTTCGATCTACCAAAGCCACTGGCTCCATACAAGGGAGCAAATGTGTGTGCCTTAGCGTCCTGTCTGGACATAGGTTGACCTGCATCAGAGATAACCTTAGCAGTGTAACTGTGTACATCAAAGCCTGTAGTTACCTCGTCAATAGCTGTTATGTCCTGCGATAGGAACGCAGCAACCCTGAACTCAAGCTGGGCAAAGTCAGCTTCCATAACTGAGCCACCTTCCCATCGTGATATGAATACCTTCTTGACAGGGAATGTACCACCACGAGGCATGTTCTGCATGTTAGGGTCAGCACCTGACAACCTGCCTGTACCAGTGCGGTGTTGCAGTAACCTAACGTGTAGCTTACCGTCACCCTTAACATGCGTTGCTATGCCCTCTACGAAGCTGCTGAGATATGTTTCTACTGCTGATAGTCTACGCACCTTCTGTAGGAAGGACTCAGCCTCACTCATACCTTTGGATCGTGCAATGCCCTCAAGGAATGTGAGGTTCTCTTTGCCAGTACCAAAGCCATTGGCACTAACCCACTTAGCTGTAGGTGGAAAGAACTTGAGGCCAGCAACCTGCTGTTTGTTTTCGTACAAGAAGCCATGTGCAGCACATGTAGTACACTTGCTAGGTCTAGCAAAAGGTGTACCATCTTTCTTGGTACGGTACACTTTGCCAGCACCATTACAGTCATGGCATTGATATGCTTTCTGCTTGTACAACTTAGTACTGTGTAGATTGACAGTACCTCTGTACTCGTAGTCAGGCATACGATCATCAAACAGGTCAGCCCATACCTTCTTGTCATCAGGCTTACGACTGTAGATAACCCAAGACAATTGCTCTGGGCTGTTGAGGTTGATAGGTCTGTCACCCATGAGGTCAGCCACCTGTTCCTCAAGTGCAATGGTGAGTGTCCTACGCTCTGACTCAAACTCATCACGCACTTGTGTCAGTGCGTTCATGTCTACCTGAAAGCCACGCTGATAGATACGTGCCAAGTGTATAGCCAGTTGGTTAGTCAGCTTGAGCGTTCCTTCCAGTGAACTGCATTCCTCGTATGATGTCATCAAAACATTGTACAGTTGTTGGGTAGCATGTAAGTCATGTGACAGATACTCTGACAACTCTGCATGAGGTATGTCTCTGGTAGAGATACCCTTGCTGAAGTATTCTTTCAGTGTATCTTGCTTCTTAGTGTCAAGCTCGTAGCGTTCTGCACATGCCTCAAGGGATAGTGGTTGCTTCTGTCCACGTTGCAATACATACTCGCCTAGCATGGTGTCGAATATTTCACCAGCATAGGTGAAGCCTGACTCCCATAGCCATAGCAAGTCATGCGGTGCATTGTGTGCAACAAGTAGATGGGCAGCATCTAATGCGTCTTGTACTATACGCCGCCCATCTGTGGTAGGTTGTTGCTCTGAGTGATCGAATGTTACAATGTCTTCATGTCCATGATCATCTAGCATACCCACCATAACTAATGTATTGGTTGGTTCAAACGGATCAAGATGCATCTTGCCGTTGCGTTTGGTTACTGTGTTTTCTACGTCAAGGGTCAGTATCATGTAGTCTCCTATTCTTTGTTGCCAAGGTAGGTATTGTATAGGTCTGCCTCAAATTGTTTGTTGTTAGTGTACGCATCTATTGCCTCAAGTACTTCTTCTACTGTGAGATTGTTCTTCTGCATAGCCTTAGTAATCTTTGTTTGTATTGTAAAGTCTTTATCATCAGGTACTGTCCATTTAGCCATTGTCATCTCCTTCCATCAGTGCTTGCCATGATACAGGGTATATGTCTTCAAGGTACTCTGCTATCCTAGCTGCAACTACTTGTGTTTCATATTGTGTATCAGCCTTCAGCCTAAGATGACACATATCAGTAAATGCGTCAAGACTACCTGACCAATACCATTCTGTCATGGTGCTTTGAGGCAACACCATACGTGCTTGCTCTGGGCATACACCTTGTCTTAACAATTCTCTGTAACATTCTAAGGCACTCCACTCTGCCCTACCTACAGGTACACTACCACCTACATTAACTACACCAGTACTACCCTGCTTGGCAGACACACTGCGTCCTCTCCACTCGTCAGGGCAAAAGAACTCAGGTGGGTTATCAACATACCTACGACTGATCTCATTCCAACGTAGAAACTTGTGCTTCACTAGTTGTCTAGCTACAAATATGGGAGCCTTGACATGGAACGAAACAAAGCAATGACCAAAGGGTGACATGTGTTTGTGCTTGGCAAGGTAGTTAATTAACCTTACATCACCATCAGCTAATATAGGACGCATGGCTCCACCTTCTGCACCAGTAAAGCCAAGAGCTTCCTTCTGTTTACCAAAAGATACCCTAGCTGCATTGACTACAGTTAGGTCACTACCCATGTGATCTATACAAGTAACTTCAATCATCCAAACCTCCCAACATATTTAGCTATATGATGCACAAAAGGTAATAGTGTAATTGCCATCAGTAGATTAACTCCTGTATGCACTAATGCTATCCTGAGTGTATCACCTCTAGGTATACCATCTGATACAAGTAACCCTGCTAACCATATAGTTCCAGTAGTTCCTATGTTAGCCCCTAACACTGCTGCAATGGCTGCTGGTAGTGGCACTGCACCTGATGCAACCAACGCAATGATAGCTGTAGTGGATAGTGAGCTTGACTGCCATGCTAGTGTCATTGCTATGCCACCAATGAACATATAAATAGGGTTAGCAATGAACCATTGTAGATGATCTATGTTACCCATAGACTTCATACCACCACTAAACATTTTTAGCCCAATGTAAAATATTACAAGACCACTTAATATCTGTACTAAGTTTGTCATTTCATCTCTCCAAATAGTAATTTTTCTAGTAGTGCTAATCTTTTTTCAAGACTCTCTACTTTCTTGGACAGTTCCTCTATATGGTAATTGTTATTCATTGTGCAATCTCCATCTCTTCTGACACTGCTTGTTCTATAACTACTACAGCATCTTCATTACTTATCTTGAACCACTCGTTACGTTTATCTCCCAGCTTACCTGCCAGTACATGTGCTTGTCTCTCAGCTACATTACGATCATCTGAGTAGGCATAGTGTATCAAAGTGTAGTCACGTAGTGGTGAGCTAGTCTGGTACGAACTTAACCTGTCCTCTGCATCAACTGCCTTACCTATCTTGATCCACTCAGGCCACGCCGCATTACCCATAGCATAGACATGACCAGAGGTAGTGGTATTGTAGTTAGTTAAAGAACTAAAGGCAGCATCATCAAATGTTTTGTACACACCTGCCTTGTACAATGGGTGCGATGTTGGTATGTATTTACCATTTACATACATACGTTTTGAATTTTGTATACGTTTCACATCACCTTTCGGGGAATAGTATCTACTTTTAATTATACGGCAGTCATCACATAGATAATGTCTTTGTGCCGCACAATACTCCTTCCAATTTTCACCTAAAGTTAAGAGGACTCCACACTTTATACAGGTACGAGTCATGCTACGTACCTTGCTATTTTGTACTCAAGATCAGTGTGAACTATACCATGCCAACCTGACAGTTTATTTTTAACGACATTGATATGTCTCTGGTTGTCTTCTTCCTCTTGACCCTCAACTGTAGGGTTCTTAGAGATCATCAGCATGAGGTCAGCTTCTGCTGCCTTACCAGTACGGCTACCTTCCATCATAGCTTGGTTGAGTACTACCTTACCCTCTGCATCTGCTGATAGCTGAGACATATAGAACATGGCACACTCTTGCTGCTTGGCTATCTGCCTAGCATGTATAGCGTTAGCCTTGAGTGCCTCATCAGGACGTGCAAACCCACCAGCCTTGGAGAACTTGTCACCCATGTCTAGTATAACTATGTCAGGCTTGTATGATTTACATACGGACTCAACCCAATTCATGTCACAACTAGTTGCATCTTTGAACATGAGATTAGGTTTGATCCTCAAGAATGCAGCCATTGCTTTTTTCCTAAGCTCTGGAACTTGTAGCTCGTGTTTGTCATAGCCACTGACAGCATTGATGTAACGCATTACTACACGTCCATAACCTTCTTCATTGCACAGGACAATAACCTTTGCACCTTGGTCACAGAAACCATTAGGACCAGCCACAAGAGAGGCATGGAAGGATGTCTTACCTGTGTTGGGTCTAGCACCTACCTCAATCAAGTGACCAGCGTTCACACCTTCAACCTTACGTGTCAATGTAGGTATGTTGAATGTCCATCGTGTCTCAAGGTCATTGAGTGCCATGATAGTATCGAAGTCAATGTCTTCCCAAGTAACTCGTAAGTTAGGTGTGAAGTCATCACCATATTGCTCAAGCATGTTACGCAGTGGCTCAAGGCTAGACTTGTCACCATTAACATAGTCAAACCCAAGGTTAGCTATGTCTTCACCTACTACCTGTTGGAACAGTTTGGATAGCACCTCTTGTGCTACGTCACTGCCCATAGGTACTTGCTTAGTTACCTGCATGAACAGGTGGCTAAAGGCTTGCTTCTGTGCAGTGGTGAGGGTAGGATTGTTCGCCATGAACAGTGCCTCAATCTCTGCTGGTGTAACTGTACGCTCGTAACGTATCATGGCAGTATCAATAGACTGCTTGATCTTACGAACATCTTTACTGAACAGTCTGTCAGGACAACGTGCGCCACGATGTTCATCGTAGAAGTCTTTGTCCATGAGACTACGTATCAATGATAATTCCATATATTAATCTCCTAGTGTTGTTAAGTTGTGTAAGTCGGTAGGGTTTCTGTATTTCAAATCGTCACGCAGATACATAACCTTTACTGTGTCTACGTATGTTCTCATCTCTCTTGCGAATAGCAGTGTCTTCTGTAGGGCATCGGGGTCTAACGCAATTATAACTGTTGAGAACTGCGATAAGTACCTCTTATGTCCATCGGACAATGATGTACCCAACACTGCGACCCCGACATATACACCACCGTCACCTATAACAGCGGCACTTATGCAGTCCTCAACAACTACAGCAGTTTTACCATGTCCATGAGTGTATGGCAAGTGTGAATTACCATACCTTTTCCATTTGGGTAGACGCTTACCCAAAGCTCTACCTGTGGCATCTACTGTAGTACCGCCATGTATAACAGGGAAGACCACACGATCTTCCTTCACGTCATACAATAGCCCTAAGTCTTGTGGGTCTAACTCCCACTCATCACAGAAACCTGTGAGCTTCTTGTAGTCACGCACCAACCACTCTGGTTTAGAATAAGTTGATACGTGTGTCTCTTCTGCAACACTACCCAATGACTTACGTATGTCAGCAGCAGTCATACCAGTACGTGTAGCCCCAGATACAGGGCAGCTATTTCTGTAACAGTTCCACACGATATTACCCATGTCATTTGTAATAGTGAATGTGTTGTTAGTCTTACAACTAGGGCAAGCCATACGTTTTGTTTCACCATTAGCAAGTGATAAGTCATTAATAATATCTTGTATATTCATGTTACTCACTTTCTATGTTATTCGTTAGCACTCAAGGATACACTTACATTTCTCTGTGTCAAGGCATTATTTGCACTTGTGTAAGTATGTTTCATATATGGTTTCACAGAAGCCACATGATTGTGACCTGTCACTGACATAACTTGTGGCAAAGGTACACCCTTGTCTATCATTTGGGTTACACCAGTTCTACGTAAGTCCATAAGCCGTAGTTCTTCTGGTAGTTTAGCTAGTCGCATGACACGTCTACCTACTTTAGACAGACGTTCCATAGTGTACGGCATGAACATACCTTGCACTGGTCTTGTTGGATGAGGTGCAACGTATAGCTGAAAGCCAAAGTCATTCTTCTGTTCCTTCAACATGTGCAACAGGCTATCAGAGATAGGTAGACTGACCTCTGCCCTACGCTTGCTTTGTTCTAACTCTAACTTACCATAGGTAAAGTCTATGTTATCCCATGTAAGCATACGCATGTCACCTAGCCTCTGACACCACTCGTATGCCATGTGTACAATTAAGGCAAGGCTTCTGTACTCAAAGTCAGAGTACGCAGTGTCAAGGAACTTGATAACCTCACCATGTGACCACACCATTTTACGTTGAGGTGCAGCCTTACGTTTGATGTTAGCCCAAGGATTCTGTGTGGCATACTCCATTTGAATAGCGTAGTTGTATATCCTACTGGCACAAGTAGCAGCATGATTGGCGAAAGGTATACCTCGCTTGACCCATTCTTCGTAGGCTTGCTTTGCAACCTTAGAGGTAACGTTGAGGTACTTACGTGTACCCATAGACTGATGCAGCACAGTAAGAAAGTACCTGTAATCTACCTTAGTTGTATCACGTAACATATTGAAATCATTAGATTGATAGTAATAGTTAATCAAGTCTGTGACCTTGCTGCCCTTGTACAGCTTTGCAATCTGTAGTTGTTCCTCACGCCAAAGGTCAATGTTATCATTATGTTGTTTAACTAACTTACGAACTTGCTTTAAGTCTGTGCCGTAAGTCTCTCGTTTAACTACACCTTCATCAACCAGTATCTGTGGTGGATTAAAGCGGTACGAGATGTCACCCGAAGATGACACTCGTTCCTGTACATACCTTGGTAGCCTAGCCATTAATTTTCTCCTTTACTAATTCAAAGGCAGAAACTGCCAGTATGTGTATGTCATCAAAAATATCCCAACCATCCCGATACTCATTTCTCTCAGTAACATGATCCTCTATCCACTTTATACGTGCATCATGCATTTCATACTCTAATGTTTCTGAGTCAGATAAAATTTCATCTGGGAATACTTCTGTTAAGTGGTGGGCAGAAGCCCACTTTAGATATTCCCACCACTCTTGACTTGACATACGCATTAAGCAGCAGCCAGTTCAATGAACTTCTTATCACTGACCCACTTAGTTACCTCTTGCTCACGTGACCACATGCTGATAGCCTGTGTGTCGTTGCCTGTGTTCTTGAGGTTGAACCCATTACGTTCATCAGCATACGTGGCATAGTTGGTGAAGGCAGAATACAATGCCCACTTGTTATGCCCACGGTTAGCAGCCTCATGCATGTACAAGCCATACATTTTCTCTGCCTTACGCTTAGATGTAATCAGTTCTTCTAGCAAGCTAGACACATCGACATACTTGAGGTCTGTCTCTGCCCACACTTGCATCTTAGCTGCCCTGTCATAGAAGCTATCTCGTGCCTTGTTCAGTTCGTATATGAAACTTTCCAAGGTAAAGTTAGATGTATTCTTACGGCGTATCTTATCGTAAGACCCCACTATAGAACCATTGGTACAGAAGAAGTCTATCTCACCAAAGAATGCCTGATTACTACATGAACCATCGACACCATGCAAAGATATGATACGGTTGGCAAGCTCTGTCTCATGCTTGTCGGTATGCACCTTGGCTTTCATGTTAGGCAAAGTAATGTCGAGCATAGTCCATGCACCATTACGTGCAGTACTGAACTTGTAGTCAGCGTCAGCTATCTCATAGGTAGCTAGTTCTTCTGTAACTGTATCAACTACGTTGGTATAAAAGTCCTTGTGTGATACACAGGTAAACCCATTACCTACAATACCAAGGTACTCACCTGTATTGGCATTGAGTACGTACTTCTTGTCACGCATCTTTGTTGGTTCAAAGTCTACGTCAAAGTCGATGTGTTCTGGAAAATCAAATGGCATATTACTTTTCTCCTTCTATTATTCTGATTAGTCTTGCAATATCTAAGGCTGTTTCATATCTACTCAACCCGTTGTTCAACTCTGGTATAAGCGTTGTCTTAACCCAGCTTATAAACTCTTTATCACTATCAGTCATACTATTTCTCCTTGTGTTAAGTATGAGGCAACTCTGCCCTAGTTATATAGTCTTGTCTACCTATTATAGTAACGGTAAGCTACTTGTAGAATATGTGTGACCCATAAGACACAGTTCGTGTCAGCTTCTTAGCCCATATAGGTTTCACGTAGTTGGCATGATAGTGTGTGGCTCCATGAGATACATCATCAACTGTACCTCTTAGTATATCATCAGCTACCAGTACAGCCATAGCCCATGCTCTGTCCTCTTTTGGCCTATCACTCTTACCGTCACAGTACCAACTGAACTGACACTTATGACTGTCCTTACGGTAGCCATCTTTGACTACCGCACATACATTGTTAGGCCACCTGTCATCCTGCACTCTGTTGATGACCACACTGGCTACGGCATACATGCCATTCATAGGCTCATTACGTGCCTCGTGATACACATTGAGTGCCAAGCATGTTATTGCTGCTGTCATTATCATCACTGCATTCCTTCAAATATG